ATGTAAATGATCACGGTTGCCTCTGGAGTATTTGTTTGGAGGCGGCATTCTACATAGAGTTAACAGTTATTCATAATGATTAATTGGTATCTACTTAATACTTGGTTGGTATGTGTGTGTGTGAGACGTTGCTTAGATGCGTCATAAAATAAAGTACGTTGCCTCCGAGGCAGTTAATTCGACGTATAAAATCTAGGAAGTCCAAAGGATGTGTCGTATCTACGGATATGGCATACGGTAATATGCAGACGTGGCTCTATCTGTGGGCGAAGCAGGGCTTATTTTTAAGAACTTATCCCTGCCCGGGAGCTGCGGGTATAGATACCTACCACCTAATACGTTAACAGGACAATAAAAAGATGCAGATAGTAGACAACAGGGCGTTATTGTTACGCCTTCGCATGGCGTGGACACCCACTTCATGCTGTTTCGCAACGGAGGAATAAATGCGACCCACATACGAGAACGACTTTGACCGTAGTAATGAGGGGTATATAAAAGATTACATTGAGGCTAGTGGAGAGTTTACGTATGAGAAATCCGAACCCTTTGCTTCCACAGATGGCTTGTTACTCAAAGAGGGTAAACCTGTAGCGGTTATAGAAATCAAAGCTAGGACTAACGCTAGTGATAAGTACCCTACTTATATGATAAGTGCTAGTAAGGCTAATAGCATGTTACAGATAAGTTGGAAGGATAAGATTATGCCCTTGCTAGTGGTAAGGTTTACTGACGGAGTATTCGCAGTGGTGATAAGAAAGGGGTACGAGAAACGTTTAGGGGGTAGGTACGATAGAAACGATAGTTACGATGTAGAACCGTGTGTGTACATACCAATGACGGAGTTTGTAAAATTATGCAGATAGTAGACAACAGGGCGTTATTGTTACGCCTTCGCAACCCTAGTCAGGTGACTACGGTAATACCAAAGAGTAAAGAGTTATCGGATAACCAAGTGCTAGTTAACTGGGGCATAGAAGAGACTCATGTACTACGCAACTTAAATATTAAGGCACCTTCTCCTATAGAGGGTAAGTATGAATGGACAGGACAGTACGCACCGTTCGACCACCAGAAGACTACCGCATCCTTCCTAACACTTAACAGGAAGTCGTTTTGCTTTAACGAGCAGGGTACAGGCAAGACCGCTAGTGCTATATGGGCATCAGACTACCTTCTTAATGTTGGCAAGATAAACCGCGTGTTGGTCATATGCCCCCTATCTATTATGGATTCCGCATGGCGAGATGATTTGTTTAAGTTTGCCATGCACAGGACTGTCGATGTAGCCTATGGTGCGGCAGAGAAGCGTAGGAAGATTATCAACAACGGTGCTGACTACGTAGTAATAAATTACGATGGGCTAGCTATCGTCGAGGACACTATCGCTAATGGGGGCTTTGACCTAATAATTGTAGACGAAGCTACGCATTACAAAAACCCACAGACTACCCGATGGAAAACTTTAAACAGGTTAATCAAACCGAATACTTGGCTATGGATGATGACAGGTACACCTGCGGCACAGAGTCCGTTGGATGCGTATGGCCTAGCTAAACTAATAAACCCCAAAAGAGTACCTAACTTCTTTGGTTCTTTCCGCGATCAAGTCATGCGTAAGGTAACTAACTTTAAGTGGGTAGCCAAAGAAACCGCTACAGAGACAGTCTATAACGCGTTACAGCCTGCCATACGATTTACAAAAGAAGAATGCCTTGACCTACCACCGATGGTATACGTTAAGCGAGAGGTGGAGTTAACACGTCAACAGAAGAAGTATTACAAAGAACTAAAAGACCGGATGATAATGCAAGCGTCAGGTGAGCAGATAACTGCGGTCAATGCGGCTGTAAGTATGAACAAGCTACTCCAAATATCTAGTGGCGCAGTGTACACAGACGATGGAGGGGCGTTAGAGTTTGATATTAAGCATAGGTACAAGGTGCTACGAGAAGTCATAGACGAATCTAGTAAGAAGGTGTTAGTGTTCGTGCCGTTTAAGCACACCATAGACATACTTACTAACAAGCTACGCGAGGATAAAATATCTACTGAAGTAATCCGTGGCGATGTTAGCGCACCGAACCGCACGAGAATATTTAAACAGTTCCAAGAACAAGATGATCCAAAGGTGCTGGTAATACAACCTCAAGCCGCAGCACATGGTGTTACGTTAACAGCAGCTAACACTGTAGTCTGGTGGGGGCCAACAAGTTCCCTTGAAACCTACCTGCAAGCTAACGCTCGTGTACATAGGTCAGGCCAAGACCACAAGTGTACCGTTGTTCAGCTACAAGGATCGAACGTAGAAAAGCGCGTTTACTCGCTATTAGACAGTAGAATAGACGTTCACACAAAGATGATCGACCTTTATAAAGAAATACTTGACTAGCGCACAAAGACTCACTAAAGTATACATCTCGTCAACGATTGGAGGAAGTATGAGTAATGTAACCCCTGAGAAGCTGACCGAGACTTACTTGAAGATAAAGATAAAGAGAGCGGAACTGACAGCGGAGTTTAAAGATAAGGACTCCGTACTTGCAGAAAATCTTGAGAAGATAAAAGAAGCACTACTCAAGTATTGCGAGGAGCAAGGTGTAGAAAGTGTTAAGACATCAGCAGGGCTGTTTTATAGATCAGTTAAGACTAGGTACTGGACTAGCGATTGGGAGTCTATGTACAAATTTGTTATGGAGAACGAGGTACCAGAGTTTTTTGACAAGCGTCTTAACCAAGGTAATGTTCGGCAGTTTTTAGAAGATAACCCCGACCTTGTGCCAAAAGGTCTTAACGTAGATTCAGAATACGCAGTTGCGGTAAGGAAAAAATAATGGAAAACAAAGAATCATTTGTACCTATAGAAGAGATAGCCGACCACTTTTCAGTATCGGTATCGACTATACGCTCGTGGGTACGTAGAAAACACATATCTCCCAACTCCTTTATAAAAGTAGGCAGTACGTACAGGTTTAAGATTTCTGATGTTACTGACTCGCTGTTGTCTAATGGCGCTAGGGTTGACCCAACAGAAGAAGGTGCTAAAGCTACAGTGCGCTCCTTGCAAGAAGAGGCTGAAGACAAGGTAAAAAGTTACATTAGGAGAAAAGAAGCCGCTTCTCCCGCAGAGATGGAAGATTTGTTCGACGAGGATATGTAGTGTGCGTCGAATTAGTTTGTACGGTAGGAAGTTTTCTATTGTGGTTGGCAACGAAACAGCTATTATAGAAGAAGACTCTAAGGACATCATAGTTGTTAATGCGGCTCCTGTCTCACGCTCATACTTTGAGAATGCTTACGACCCTAACAGGTCAGCAGTGCCAACGTGTTGGTCAGCAGATACGCAAAGACCTTCTGTAGATGTACCCCAAGAGAAAAAGCAAGCCGCCCGTTGTATGGATTGCCCACAGAATATACGTGGGTCAGGGAGTAACCGTGGACGTGCTTGTAGGTTTGCCCAACGCCTAGCTGTCGTGTTTGATGGTCAACTAGACGAGGTGTACCAACTACAGTTACCTGCTACATCTATATATGGTAGGGGTAACGGTGGACACATGCCGATGCAAGACTATGTTAAGTTCTTGTCTAGCAGAGGTTCTGTAGCAACTCGCATCATTACGCGAGTATATTTTGATGAACAAAGTCCGATCCCTAAACTTTATTTTAAACCGATACGGTCACTGAATGAAGGCGAGGCAGAAAAGGTTTCAGAGTTAAAGAACCACCCCGATACATTGAAGGCGATAAGCCTAGATGTGTTTGCGGAACCTAAGTCTCCTTTCTCAGTAGTAGAAGGTTTTGAATTAAACGCAACCAGTAAAGGAACATAGTATGAGTTATATAATTGAAAATGTAGAGATACTCTACCCCCGCATCAATCAGCCGTATAAGTTTGACCAGACGGCGGGTGATAACGGTAAGAGCGTACCCTGTACCCCATTTGACGATGGCGCTAAGTACGAAACCAAGTTCCGTATGGACAAGGATAAAGCCAAGGCTCTTTATGGGCAGATGGACGCGGCTTACCAGAAGGCTAAAGAAAAAGGTTGGCCTGAGAAGATCGACTTTCCCTTTGAGAAGCAAGAAGACGGCATGTTTGTAGGTAAGGCTGTACTTAAAGCGGCCTACGGTAAAGATGCTACCATCCCCCCGAAGCAGTTTGACGCTAAGAGTAAGGAGTTACCAGAAGACTTTAAACTTACTACAGGCAGTACGGCTAATGTCGCTGTTACTTTCTATCCCTATAACATGCGTGACGCAGGTGTATCTGTTCGCTTACGTGCTGTACAGGTTATTAAGTATCTGCCTTTGGAAGCCGCTTCACCGTTTGGCGTAGTAGCAGATGGGTTTGAGTTAGAGAGTGACAATCCCTTTGAAACAGTGTCTGCAAATATTTCTTCAGCAGAAGTTAATGCTACTCAAGCTCCAGTAGTATCTGATGACTTGTTTGGAGATGATACCGCAGAAGAAGCTCCTATAGAGCAACCTAAGAAAACCGCTAAGAAGAAGTCCGTAGCACCAAAAGAAGAAGACAAAGACTTAGCATCCATAGTTGATAATTGGGACGGGTAAAACCTCCCCCTTTAAATAACCTGTAGCTAGGATACTAATCCGAAAAGGGTGCATATGCACCCCTGCTACCCTACCTCTCGGATGCGGATATGAATACTAAATCATTTTTGCAGAGGGCTTTAGCCGACAGCGGCTCCTACTGTATTTGGGCGCATAACAAGAAGACTGATCGTATACAACAAAAGTTTTACTCTAAGATAGATCAGTTAATAGACAAAGCGCACGAACTGAATACAGACGGATACGATTGTTACTTTGCTCTCGCAAGTTTTAAAGAACCAACCTCACGGAAGGTTGATAACGTACACAAGTTACAGTCATTCTTTTTTGACATAGACTGTGGTGACGTTAAAGACAAAGAAGGCAAGGGGTATGCTACGCAGGAAGAAGCGATAGTAGCCCTACAAAGTTTTTGCAAGACCGTAAAACTGCCTACACCTGTGCTTGTTAACTCTGGACGGGGTGTACACGTATACTGGCACCTGTCTGAACCTGTCGTATACGATGATTGGTTCCCAGTAGCCTCCCGTCTAAAGGCTCTAACAAAGACACACGGGTTAATCTGTGACCACTCAGTGACTTCTGATGCGGCTAGGATATTACGTATACCCTCTACGCATAACTATAAGACTACTCCCCCTACGGAAGTAGGGTACTTCGGGAACACTACCCAAGACCTAGTTAACTTTGACACGTTTTCAGAACTGCTTGGACATGACTTGATACCAGTCCCCGAACGTATGGTGGAAGAGTTTAGTGCAGTTGTGCAGGGACTCTATAACAATAGAGAGAACTACTTTAAAGATATCATTGCTAAGACTAGTAAGGGAGATGGCTGTGCTCAGATATCGCACGTCTTAAAGAACCCTAACGAGATTAGTGAGCCTTTGTGGTTTGACGCTGTATCTATCATCAAACACTGTGTAGATGGTGGGAGAGAAGGCGCACATAAAATATCGCGGGGGTACGATGATTACGATCCCGACGAAACAGATAGCAAGTACGACACTACAAAACATGTTCACAGGTGTGAGACATTCAATGACAACAGGCCGGACGTGTGTACAGACTGTAAGCACTGGGGCAAGATCGGTTCTCCTATAGTACTAGGGCAACGGATCAAAGAAGCAGACGAAGAAGATAACGTAGTAGCTATGGAAACAGGCTCTGGGGATAGTAAGGTATATACCATACCACCGTATCCTAAACCTTATTTCCGTGGTGCTACTGGTGGCGTGTACATACGCACCAAGACAGAAGATGGAGACGTAGACGAGAAGTTGGTCTATCACAATGACTTATATGTCGTTAAGCGTATACAGGATGTCGAATCTGGCGAGGGTATAGTTATGCGCCTCCACCTGCCTATAGATGGGGTCAGAGAGTTTACTGTACCACTCACAGCCGTTACTTCTAAAGAAGAGTTCCGTAAGCAAATGGCCGCACACGGGGTAGCTGTAACTAAGATGGATGATATTATGAATTACACGACTAGGTGGGTAAACGAGTTACAAGCTACTACCGCTACTCAGCACGCCCGTAGGCAGTTTGGGTGGACTGGGGAAGACTTTAAGTCCTTTGTACTAGGGGATAAAGAAATATTTGCCGATCACATAGAGTCTAACCCTCCATCTACGCCTACCAGAGACTTGTTTCATGCCTTTGAGCCAAGCGGCACTATGGAAGAGTGGAAAGAGATGGTTAACTTCTATAACCGAGATGGGTTTGAACTGCACCAGTACATAGTAGCTACAAGCTTCGGTTCCCCTTTGATGGCACTGAGTCCTATAGCTTGTTCTGGATTGCATGTACACAGTACTGAATCTGGTCTAGGTAAGACTACAGCTATGTACGTAGGGGCTTCGGTGTGGGGCAAACCTAAAGAACTAGTGATAGACAAGAATGATACGCAAAACTCTAGGATGTTACGTGGGGAGGTATACCATAACTTACCCCTCTACATTGATGAGATGACAAACGCCAAGCCAGAAGAACTTTCAGACATGATCTACCAACTCTCTGGGGGTAGGCAGAAAAACCGTATGGCAGGTGGAGGTAATACAGAACGTGCTAGGGGAGAGCCTTGGAGTCTGCTAACAGTTACTACAGGCAACACTAGCATTATCGAAAAGGTAAGTTTAGCTAAAGCTATGCCGAAAGCAGAAGCGCAGAGGATGCTAGAAACAAAGGCTAAGAAGTTGTTTGACGAGTCAGAGACTAAGCACCTTACGGATATACATGCCCAGAACGCGGAAATACTCTACGGTCATGCAGGGATTATATACATACAGTACGTTATAGATAACCTAGAAGAAATTAGGATACTGCTAGACAGAGTACAGAAAGCTATAGATAAAGAAGCGGGGTTGAAAGCAGAAAACCGTTTTTGGTCAGCGGGGGCAGCATGTACTATTACAGGGGCTATGATAGCTTATCGGTTAGAACTACTACCTTACTTACCCAAGAAGTTAATGAACTATTCATTGGGCTTACTAAAAGAGAACTTACGGAGCGTAGGAGAAATGGGGTCATCTGTACAGGAAACACTAAACAACTACTTACACGAGAACTGGGGTAGCATATTAAAGATACGTAGTACTGATGACTTACGTAGTACACAAGACAATGGGCTAGATGAACTGGTAATACCAGAAGTCGATCCTAGAATTCGTCTGGTGGGTAGGTACGAGACAGATACAAAGATGTTATACCTTACCCCCAAGCCATTAAAAGCATGGTGCGGTAGACAGGATATAACCTATAGTTCGTTCTTAGCAGATTTGATAGCACATATGGCGGCAAGGAGCATAACTATGAGACTGACTAGGGGTACCTCTACTCAGTTACCACCATCCCGTGTAGTAGCTATAGACTGCTCTAAAACTCCTTTAGACGAGCCTACCGATGCTTAAACTGGATGACCTAGACCCTGACGGGGTTAAGGTAATAGTGAACTGGGGCAAGATGGTAGTAGGAGCCTCAGTCTTTATACCCTGTATAAACACACAAAAAGCTATCACACAGTGCAAAAATATATTTAAGCGCAAGTGTTGGCAACTAGAGATTAGAGTTATAATACAGGATGACAAGTTAGGAGTACGTGTCTGGCGTACACTGTAGCAGTTCACCTCTTTCTCCCTGTTCGTTTCCGAGGCGGCAGGGAGTTTTTTTA